AGCCTGACCAGCCATTTGAGCAGCCTGAGCTTGCGGGTCGGGTGGCGTTGGTTGGGCTTGCTGGTCGCGCAGCAACGACGCGGGGTTTGCCCAGCCAAGCGTCAACAGGGCTTCGCGGTTAACTGCGTCAAGGTTATACAGGTCGGGGGCTTGCTGAGCCAATTGAATTAGCGCAGTCACTTTCATCACGCGCTGAATGTGGCTGGCCGTGTTGGGGTCTGCCTGTGGCACCAATTCATAATTTTCCAATGCCGCTAAGAACGTCTGCTCATCCCATTGAGCGGCTGGACGTTTGTTGCGCTGCCAAAACGAGTTGGGGTGTTCGCGGAAGCACTGCGCCAATAACTGAAACTCGTCAGCTTGAGCAGCATGCAAACGCTTGTGGACGCTGTTTAAAAGCTTTTGGGCTTGCTCAATGATGGCAAGCGTAGTGCCAACGGGAGCGTCTTGCTTGCCCTCGCCTACTCGCATTTCAGCCGTTCCGCCAAGGCGTTGACCGTATTGGCTAATTGTTTCAGCAAATTGCCCCAAGGTACCAGATGGCTCCTTGTAGGGTAGGGGCATGACGGCTTGCTGAATGGGCATTCCGGCTGTGTCAATCTGCGCGCCGCCACCGGGCGGAACCCTGAAGATATTACTATTCTGTCGTCCGCTAGTCTTGGCATACAGGAATCCCGGAAAGTTTGCGTACATACCCGCGTCAAGCAATTCGCGCCACACGGCAGTCAAGCCGTTGGTCGTGTTGCCCAAAATGTGCAAAAGACCCATGCCGTAAAACTTAAGGCCCGGCACAAAGTCATACTTGACAAAGTGCGTCATTGCCTCTGGCAATTCTTGGTCAGACTCTTCGTAATTTCTGACAATGTTAAGGACTTGCTTGGAGGAAACGTCAATAGTTACGCGGTACGGAACCTCAAGCCCCGTAGTTTCTCCGTCAATTTCATGCTCGTATCCGGGAATGTCTAGCTCGCAGTAGCACTCATATATTTCGCGGTCCCGATCTTCCGCGACGTTAACAGTGTCTTGCGTCCCTTGGATTGCATTTTTCTCTCTTTGAACCGCGTCAAGTTCTTTTTGCTTGGTTTGTCCAAGGTCAATGTCTCGGTATGCGCCAATAATCTGCATCCGTTTGACAACCGATGGACGCATAGAAATTCTGTGGGTGATGCGGCGAGCATTTGAAAGGTCCGTGGCTTCGTTGTTGACAATCAAATCATCAGCGTCAACCGTTTCCGAAACTGGGCGGTTGCGCAGGGGGCAGAAGTACACCTTTTTAAAGGCAGACCCGCCAAACCCAAGCATGAAAAGCATTTTGTCCGTGTCAGGATAATACTCTTTTGCCGTCACGGTCAAATAATGATTAAAGTCTCGCTCCAAATATTCCGCTTGCTGGTCTACTTGGGGAGAATCTTTATTACCATCAACCCTAATCTTGACAGGACCGTCCGTTGGCAAAAGTTCTGCCCGCGCATTCGCCTGAAAGCGCAAAACGGACTCAAGCAGGAGCGGGTGACGGATACGGGACATTCCCTCAACAGGCGCTCCGTCAGCCGTACCCTGTTGACCCGGAATTTCAATTTTAAGACCCAGAAGTCGTAGACCCTGTGCGCGGTCTTCAATCCACTCCTTGCGGCTTTCAACATCTTCTTCAATGCCCTTGATAAGTTCGTGCGCAATGCGCGAAAGCTCCGCGTCGCTTAATTCTTCGGCAATATTTTCAAACCAACCCTCGTTTTTGTTGTTTTTAGCCGACTGAATAGGCTTACCGTCAAGAGAAACGCTAATGGAGCCATCGCCGTGATCAATACGCAGGACATTGCCATTAACGTCCATTTCTGGCTGATCAGCATCGTCATCCGCGTCCATTACAACAATGGTGTCCTGCCCATCGTCTTGGGGGTCTTGTGGCTGATCTTGGTCAAGCCGTATGTTGGGGACGAGTCCGGGCGTGAGGGCCATGTGCGGGTTCCTGTTGGATAACCCACGCACTATAGGCTAATTACGCCACATTCGCAAATGGCTCGTCGTCCTTCTCGTCTAGATCAATGTCCGGCTTGTCTAGGGCTGCAAGCATGCGAAGCAATTCCTCGCGCAATTCTTCCTTGGTGTCGCCCCACGGCTTAACTGCGTCGGAAGTCATTCCGCGAATTTCGCCGTCGTTGTTGTAAAACACTTCGTGAATGGCATACCCGACATCCGGGTCACCAAACAAGTTGCGGGTTTCGTACTTAATGACCCTGTGGTTCCACGTCATCATTTGCGTCTCCTTTGTTAGACGCTTTCCTATTTACATGGGATGCAACAATTCGTCAAGGGCTTCTGCTAATGCTTTAATCAAGCTAATGGCAACGCCCTTTTTCATTTCAAATTGGGTAAACTTGTTGTCAATAATTACCGACAGCATGACTTCGCCATCTTCCGTTGCCTTTGCTATGCCGGTCGTGATAACTTTCGTGCCTTCGTTCATAATTTTTCCTTTACACGGGGTACAATGGTTGATTCTCGCGGTTCCCAACAAAATTATTTCGCCCAGCTAATTCAGCAGTACGCTCAGCGCCACGCTGAAGCATGCCAGAACTTCGCAGCCAATTTAATGCTTGCGTCACCGTGTCGTGTAAGTCGTCATGTTTCCCCTTGGGAAATGTGGCGCATTGAGCCACAACCATTTCAGCCCAAACGCGAAACACGTCGCCAGTCTTGTCAGTCGGCGCGACAACCATCCCCTCGGAGAACAGGTGTTGGACCGAATAAGTTCTGGAGACCTTGTCCATCCCCTTCGGGTCAATCAATCTAACGCCGTAGTTTTCGTAACCAAACAACCTGCGAAGCTCTTGGCTTACGGAAATGCCGGACGCTTTGTTTTCAATGAGCAGAACGTCAATCTTCCACTCCTTGGCTGACTCGCCAATCTTTTGCACCAACTCGTGCAACTCCATGCGCCCCTGCCACGCATGCATCAGGATTGCCTTTGGAACGTCAGCCTCGCGTTCCTCTGAGGATATGCGCTGCCAATTGCCATTCATGTCGCCACCAATGACACCCGTGGTTGGGCCGGAGTCACGGTACACACCCCAAATGGTGCAAGCGGAAAAGTCACCCTCAAATTCTTTTGCGCCAAAAGCCGTGTCAACAGACGCGACAACAATTTCAAGGTTGTGTGGAAACTTTTCCTTAGTCCACTCGCCCCACCACTCGCGTTTTATAATACCACCGCCCGCAGGTTCCGGCCTTTGCTGTAACTGACCTGCGGCGGCATATGGCCCAAGTGTTTTTTCAAGCAGTGTAACTTCGGTATCTCCAAATCGTTCAGGCCATAGCAACTGGCCCTCCTCAGTCCTCTCATCAGTCCAGACAATTGGTTCGCCGTCATTAAACTCTGCGGGTACAAGTACATTGTAAGTTCTCCGGGCCACCTCAAAGCGCATTGGCAAACACAGGTGGGTCCACTCGCCAATGTCCTTGGATAGTATATGACCAGTAATATCGTTTTCTGACAAGCGTTGCTGAATGACAATCTTAACGCCCTTCTTGGGGTCGTTGAGGCGGGTTGACCACGCCATGTCCCACCACTCTATGGTTGACGCGACAATTGCCTCGGAGTTGGCTTCCTGTGCGTTGTTGGGGTCGTCCGCAATAAGGTAATTACCACCAAGACCAGTTGTTGCCGATCCAACCGACACCGTGTTGCGGATGCCATTCTGGTTATTCTGGAAGCGCGTTTTAGTATTCTGGTCGCCCACAAGCTTAAACCTGTCACCCCAAAGCGTTTGATACCACTTGCTTTCAATGAGTCGGCGGCACTTGACTGAGTCTTGCACGGACAAATTCATTGCATAGGAGCTATGCAAAAATTGCATGCCGGGGCCGGACGTTGGCGATTTGATGCTTTGCGTCCACACCCACGCGGGGAACATTGTCCCCGTAATGGTTGACTTGGAAAAGCGGGGCGGGACGTTAATGATCAAGTTGCGGATGTAGCCATCAACGCAAGCTTGCAGGTGTTCGCAAATGGCTTGAAGGGCAAAGCCACCCTCGGCAAAGGGGGCGGAGTCAATTTCGCGCCACGCCCTTTGCGTAAAGTTGTACAGGCTTTCCTCGTAGTTTGCAGCCTTAAGCTGCCTACGCATTTGCCGTGCTTGCCCTTCAGTAAGGTTTTTTAAGTCAAAGGTCATGCGCCTTGTGTACTATATACGTGTTTTGGTCGCAAAGCCTTTACACGACTTATTGCTTGCTGGGGGTATGCCCGACCAATGTGCAGGATTGAATTGATCTGCTCAATCGCGCGCCGCCGCTCAATGTAGTTGGCTAGGTTGTGGCTAATAAGGTTATTCTCAATGTCGCGCATGATGTACACGGTTTTGCTTACGGCGTTGCGCACGGAGTCATAATCCGACTCGTCTGAC